TACTAATAGCGAAGGCTAAACTCTTGGCATTAAACTTTTGGAACTTACCGGTCTTTTTATTTCTACTCTTATTAATCCCCTTAACTTTAATCCAATCTAATAATGGTTTAATTGGAACATATTTACCAGGTCTTCTACCATCATTTACATTTCTCCAATAATCTAACATCTTAATAATAACCTCATTTGTTGTGGGGTTAAATGAAACATTAATACTATCGTATAGATTACCCGTTTTTGTTTTCATATTCCTAACACCAAATGACCTTTTATTCCCTTTATAACCAGGAGCATAAGGATATGGTTTAGCTAATGAATCTTTTAATGCCTGCTCAAACATCTTGGATAAGCCAGTCATTACTTTATCGTATTCGGTATATTCTATTTTCTCTGCCATTATTGTCCGCTATTATTATCACAAGGTGGGAATGTTGCGTATGGGGCATCACATCTATCAATAGCATCAGGAACTTTTAATCTAATCTTACCAGCCCAACCTGAAACATAGTCATCAAATGATTCACTAAATGGTGTCATCTGAACCGGATAATCAATATCCAAATTACAATAACACTCCATACCTGTAGCATATCTTAATTGAGCAATAACATCTTTAAGAATATCTAATGTATCACTCCAAACATCAATCTCGTTCTCGAAGTTCTTGGTGTTGAGAATATCCATAATCATAATGTTAAAGGTATAAACTGTCTGTCTACCATCTGTTGTGGCATCTTCTGGCATAACCCACATCAAAGGATAATATGGTGCGTAGTTCTGTTCTGTATTATCAATCTTTAATCTTTCTTCTGTGTAATAGATTAATTGATTAACATCACCAATACCCCATCCTTGAAGTTGTTCGTGATATGTTTGTAGTTGTCTTAATAAATCAACTATCTTCTTAAAGTTATAATAACCTACGTTGTTTGCCATAATTATCTTCTATATCTTTGTTCTAATTTTTGTTGTTCTCTTTTTCTCATATCATTTACGTCCTTCATATATGACATATAGTTCAAGACATATATTAGGGGGTATTGAGTTATTTCATCGACTTTGGTGATGTCTTCATTTGCGAGCGATATAAGAGTGCCGAACCAACCCCAAAACTTGCTAAAACTATTAGCTTCACGAGTACCCAAGTCATCTTCACCATCATCTTCGTTCTGTTCCAAAAAGAGACCGTCGTATTTCCTTGTAATATTTTTTCTATACGCAAAAAAAAACTCGAACTTCCGTGTAAGTATTTTACTGGTAGTTTCTTGAACTCCTCGGCTTTGACATCTAATACTTTGGAATCATAAGGTAAATAATTTCCTTGTTCATCAACCTCACGATATAACATCGCCATTAATAAGTTCATCTGTCTTTTACGTTCTGCTTCTGTCTTTGTTAAGAAGGAATCAATATCAATAAACTCCCCGAACTTTAAGTTGGGTAAATCTAAGAACTTATACTTCTTATTATTAAACTCAAACTCATTTATAAACTTTGAGCTGTCTTTAATGAAATACTCTGATATTGTTTGTGATGCTGATAATACTTCATCATAATCTGCGTCCTCAATCTCTTGAATTGATAGACCAGTAATTTCTGCTATTAGTTTAACGGCAAACTCACGTTCATCACTCCACTCTTGTAGCATCATTATTTTCGTCCACATCTCTATGGTCGGTTCCTGTATTTCGTATTTCTTACCTTTGTATTTTACAAACGATTTATCCATTACATTAAAATATCTTTTTTATTTATTTTATACACATTATCTAACTTTATAAGTTCCATAAGTTGCCTTCTTCTTAAATGATTGGTAGGCGAGTGCTAAACTTATTACAGTATCATCGTGGAACCCATTAGGAGACCCGTATTTAACTTTTCTTGTCTTGGGTGAGTATTCATACGTAAAGACACTTAACTCTTTGTAAAGGTCTGTATTGAGTTCATTTGTTGGTAGAACTAATTTGTTCTCATTTAACCCCATAATTAAATCTTCAATCATATTTTGTTTCGATTCGTTATTGGTTACGAAGGGTTGTATTGCGGGGTATTGTTTTCTTATGTTCTCATATAATACATCACCAATACTATTAACCTCGGCTATTGCTACTGGTTTCCATCTTCTTAACTTTGCTACAACATCACTAATAATAATATCCCAACTCTTTTGTCTTTCTCTATAAAAATCTACTAACTCTCCTTTTGAGTTTAGTATTGTTAATACCGTGTAGTCATTCTGTCTTCCAAAGTCAATTCCACCATAATATTTTTCTCCTGCTACTTGAGGGGGATATGAGGTTAATACACAAGATGAACTTAATGATGAGAATACCTCACCTCCATCTTCCATAAACTCTGCCATTATCTCTTGACGATATATTGAATCCGGTAATGATAATTTGGCTTCTTCTAATTCTTCTGGTGTAATAAATGGTGTATCAAATGATGTGGCGTGAAATGTTTTATATTGTTTGTTCTCATCACCATAACCTCTAACGGCAATATTGTAGAACCAGTTTCTACCCTTTGGTGTTGATATGAATAATACCTTCTTACCTTTAACCAATACAGTAGGTCTTAATACCGTACTCCATACAACATCTTTAATGTATGCTGCCTCATCAACTACAAGATAATCTAATGTATAACCCCTGAGTGTATCTTCTCTTTCTCCTGAACGGAAATAGATTACTGAACCATTTATAAACTCAATAAATAACTCTGACTTATTGACAGATTTTGTTAAACCAGTTTCGGCTATTGTATTCACTAACTCTGAGAATACTTTCTTTGCTTGAGAATATACCGGTGAGACCCACATAGATGTTGAACCATTATCTTCTAATGCCCATTTCAATATTAGGTTCTGTCCGGTAAATGACTTACCTGATTGTCTACCAAAACAACCAATAATATATTTTGTTACATTATCAGTACAAGCATTTATAATCTCTTGTTGTTTCTTGGTTGGGGTGAATCCCTGAACTGTAATCTCATTCATTTGTTGTTCCTGATAAAGTTCTTAACTTTGCTTCTTCGTATATTTGTTTCCTTAGTTTTAAGATGTATAACATCTCCAATCTATCCTTATCCTTCGGTGGTCTCGGCACCATCTTGTTCCTGCTCATCTGTATTTCCAAACTTTAATTTAATAACGTGTGATGTTATTTTTATGTCTTGTTCAATCTTCTCCTTTGGTTTTCCATATACTCTTGTAAGTAATGTCTCCAAAGTATTTAAGTCCCCCTTCTGTATTGATAATAGAATAGCTGATGCTATTGTCTGTTCCAATACTGTTGAATCCTGATTGTTTTTAATTCCCCTTAATTCTTCATTATTAAGTGATATTAATACTTGTATTGCGTCAAGTATCTCTGATTGTGTATATCCAGTTTCTTTAAGTTTCGAGATAAACTTTCTTGGTCTTCCATTACGATTTATTCGTGGGTCGTTCTTCTCAAACTTCTTACCGGACTTATGTAAGTTCATATTAGCCATAATCTGTAGTATATGTGTAGTTTAATATTTAGTTGCTATATTTTTCTCTGTATCTTGCCTTTAAGTGCTTGGCAATATTGATAAAACATTTACCGCAACCAGGTCTTTTATTTGTTCCAAATACTCTATTATAAAAATCATAGATGTATTGTATTTCTTGTGGTGTCATAGAATATCTATCTAACATCGGCATTATATCATCAAACTCTTCTTTACTATAAACTTCTATTTGTGATATTGTTATTTCTTTTGGCTTACATTTGCCACATCCTTCTTCTTTCATAATTGTTCTATTACTTTATCAAACCATTTATCAAGGTCGTAGTATCTTGATTTACTATCAACCTCCATATATTCACCTATTCCGTGATATTCACTCTTACCTCCACCAAACTCACCATAACCTGTAACCTTACTTTTTGCTCTATGACCCTTATTTGGTTTTATACCATCATTTAACATATCATCACACACCAGTAAATTAGGGGTGAATCTACCTTTTGTGTTTGGTTCATTTACTTCATACTTACCATCTGCCGAACCAGTATTTTCATAAGAACTAAATGTGTCGTGATATTCTTTATACCTTCTAATATCAAACTTATCGTCTGCCTCAAAAGGAATCCTACAATCTGAGAGCCACATTATACCTTTACTGTATTTCATTTCTTATCCTTAAAAAACTTTATTAGTTCCTCTCTTGAAACAGATAATCTTTCATTACAAATATCAAAGTATTCTTCTTCTCTTTCCACTCCAATAAAGTTTCTGTTTAATAACTTTGAGGCCAGACCAGTTGTTCCGCTGCCTAGGAAGGGGTCAATAACCCAATCACCTTCCCTTGTAAATAAGGTAATGATGTAAGACATAAGTTTAATAGGTTTAACCGTTGCGTGAATATTCTTTGCTGTTGTTGGTCTATTCTTTTGTGGAACATTAAACTTCTCTTGTCCTTCATCTCGTTGTGGTTTTTTCTGTTCTTCACCAGTCATTCCAAAATCTTTTTCCTTCTTTGCTGGTTTAGGAACTTGAATAAATGGATAAGTCATTTTAATATTATCAGGTAGTGCCTCAAAGTTTAATACATTATCAATATAACTTTTTTGTCCGTGTGGTTTCATACCAATAATAATATGTTCCACAGCAGGTTTAGGTTGGAATCCTAATTTGCTTCCTTCATACTTTTTGGCAAGGTCTGTTGAACCAGTCGTTATATCTATGTCGGTTTTATTCTCGTGTTTATTCCACCCATTATTTTGTCCTAATGCTGTTTTACCAGCCTTTGTTTGTCCTACTACTTCTCGTTCAGCACCAGCCCTCTTATCAATCATCTTGCTTGTGTCTGATGCTTTGGGGAACCCTGAATGTGTTGCCCAATAAATTGGACTGAACGACATATTAAACCCCGCATCTTCCAAGTCCTTAATCATACGATATAATAAATCACTACGAGGACTACTCATTACAGCGATAAATGAACCAGGTTTTAATACCCTATAACACTCTTGCCAAATCTCTTTTGGTGGTAATACTTTATCCCAATCTTTACCCATAAAGGACAGGCCGTATGGCGGGTCGGTGGCTAGTAAATCTATACTATTATCTCCAAGTGTTTTAAGTACCTCCGCACTATCTCCACTAAATAAGTGTTGTTCTATCATATTATTTTTTTTCTAATCTTATTTTACTAAACTCGGCATACTTTTCGTTTAACTCAAACCCTATGTATTGTCTATCATTACAACCCAATCCAGTTGTTCCTATTCCACTAAAGACATCAAGAACAACATCACCTTCATCTGTTAGTAAATTGATAAAGTATGTGGGTAAATCTTTGTGATATGGTGCGGGGTGTCTAATGGTATTATCACGAGCCAGGCCTGCTGTTGGGAATCTAAATACATTATCAGGTCTAACTAAATCAGGTAATGTTCTTTTTGTATTAGGTAATTCATAACCTTCTTTTGTTTTATTAGTTGAACCTGTCAAATAATTTATTGTCTTTTTATTTGTTCTTTCACCATCAATAATATCCCCGTGTGTTTTAATAGTCCAATTATATTTTCTTCGTTCTTTATTACTTTCAGCAGGTTCTCTTAATGCTCTATCCATATAAAACTTTAACTCCTTTTGGTTCTTAACAAAATGGAATATAAACTCTGTGTTGTTTCTAAATCGTTTCTTACTTCCATTTGGTATTCCGTTCATCTTATGCCAGATGTATGTGTCGTAAAACTTTAACTTGGTTTCCTTTTGACTACGATAGATTAGTTCATACACAAATGGGTTTCTTAACCCCTTATCACAATTATCATTTATGTTTAATATGAAACTACCACTCGGTTTAAGAACTCGGTATATCTCATTAAAAAGAGGTAATAACCAATCACAATATTCATTAGGTTTTTTAATTGATATATCCTTGCCGTAATTAACAATATCCGCATAAGGTGGTGATGTGATTACCAAATCTACAGAGTTGTCTGGTAGGTCTTTAATCAACTCAAAACAATCACCAATCCTAATATCAATTATCTTATCTACCTTGTCCAACGTATTTGCTTGTTTTTGGTGTTCTTTTATTCACCTTCTTTTTATGAACCCCTTTTTTCTTTTTACCGAAGGTTGTTCTACCAGTCTTTAATGTTTTAGTTTTCGCCATTTGTATATTGTTCCCATTTTAAGTTTAGGAATTGTTTAACTTCTTTCAAGGTTATTCGTAATGAATACTTTGGTATTTGAGTTATTTTATGTAATCGTTCTAATCGTTTATGTTCGATATAAAGATGAAATATACCATAGTTATACCAGAACTCCTTGTTGTTGTTTAACTCTTCTTGTAGGGTCTCTTTGACCCATTCAATCGAAGCCATTTCTTTATAAACTTCATCAACCAATTCGTAGTTCTCCGGTATTGTATCAAAACTATATTTTCTATAGGTCTTATGAAACTTTGAGTTATTGGAGTAGTACTGATTTTTTAATGTTCTAATAAAAAAAAATACCTTATCCTTATCAGATAAAGTATTATAGATTTTATTGGTAGTTAGTTGAATAATAATGTCGTGCAATAAGTCATAAGTTTTCTCATCATTATTACAAATCTTGATTGCGATATTCTTAAACTTATCATATTGTTCCTGATTCATTTATGTATTTTTTCCAAGTACCACGTTTTATAATTGTATAAATATAATTCATCGGCACATTATACTTCTTCATTACTTCCCACACAGACAATTCTTTCTTTGTAATCTTTGTAATGATTTCAGTTTTATCCTCGTTGGTAAAATTGTATTTGTTTCCTTTGTCCTGAGCTAATCTATGATTAGCATTTTCTTTACAAGAGATACATCTTAGGTTTTCAATCTTATTATTTGTTGCGTCTCTATCAATATGGTCAATAGTCATATCACAAGGCTTATCATTAAATGCTTCCCATATAAGTCGAGCAACCTTCTTGGTATATTTCTTACCCATATAGGTAATACCAACAACACCATATCCCCGACTTAAATCTAATGGATATGTCTTTCTATTCTTTTGACGTTTAATGTGTCTAACGTTCCCTAAATTGCTTGCTTCATAATTTGGAAATGAACCTATTATTCTCCACTCCTCCATTATCTACAATCTCCTAACATCTCTTCGTAAGCTAATTGCTCGTAACTAATTCTGTCTAACTCCTCAATCTCACCATAAGTTAAACCACAACGAGATAGTTTGTTGTTCCAGTTGTAATCTAATATTCTGTTAATTGAATCGTCTTTTGATAGGATATTCTCAATATCCCAATCTTGTTTCTCAAGGGTGTCCCCGCTAATACTTAGTGCTCTCATAATATTTTAATTTATATATATAAATATAGTCAAACTTAACAAAATAGTCAAGCACAACAAAAAATATTTTTAACTCATAATACTCATCATTTCCCCATCGGGTGATGACTTCTCAACTCTTGTGATTTTGAGTTTCTCTAATGTATCAATTAGTTCATCAATTTTTAACTGATATTCTAGTTCAGTCATATTGTGAAAAGTTTCTTTACTAATCTCAAGTACCATTTCACAGGTATTGATAAAGATGTATAGGAATGCTTGGGGGTGATTGGATTTAATCTTGGTATGAGCTTGTCTAAAGAAATAATCAAACTCTTCTTGGTTGGTGAGCATTTGGTTTAACTCTAACCTTATTGTGTCTATTGGAAAGTTATAAGTTGGATTGTCGTTGATGACATCTTCTAATAAATTGTATAATGTACCTTCTTGAGCCATAAGTTAAAATAAAGGGGGGACTTTATGAATATAAAAAACAGAATTAATGAGAGCACATTAGAATCTTCCCCCCTCTAATATTATATTAGATTAAAATTACTAACTTCGTTATTTTTACTTAAATTATATTGTAATTTATTACCGATAATTGAATCATCGATAAAGGCAGTAGTTTCAACAGTCAAAGGTTCATTAATACCTTCAACCTTAATATTATAATAATATATTGGTTTTTCAGTATTGTTGTATGTATGTTGAATCTTAATCAACTTAACACTTGTAATTGTATTTTCTACAGCTTGACTCATATAATATAAATATATTATTTATCTCAATTATCTAAAGTAATTGAAAATAATTTAATCCTTGATAAAACCTTTAATTACTTCAGGTACATTATTCGTTGAAGGGGGATTTATAATTTGTTCTATACTCCATTTGTTATATTCCAAATATAACTGGTTTATATTACTCCTTTGTAATGCTCCCATCTTACTTTCATTACCACTACTCCAACTTACATCTGTAAATAATACGTGGAACTTCTCTGGTATATTTGTTAAATCTCTCATAACTTATTTAATACTTGTTTAACTGCTTCATCTCTGGTCATA